TCTCGGCCATGAGTGCCGCTGAGGAAGAACAGGACTGGGGCGAAGACGTGTGGACGCTGTACTGCGATCACAAGAAAGCCCGTGACATTCTGTTCGGCACCATCAAGACCATCAAGGCTGACATTGCCGGTCAACTCAAGCGCAAGTTCAAACTCACTGACGACAAGTATGAGTTCGTGGACATCTGCATCCTGAGTGGTGATGACAACTGGCGTAAGGAGGTCCTTGAGACCTATAAGGCCAACCGCAAAGGTAAGCGCAAGCCAGTCGGCTATCCAAAGTTCTGCCAAGAGGTGATGGATCACTACGGTGAGATGTCCTTCAAGTGGCATGGTATGGAAGGCGATGACCTCTGTGGGATCTTCATGACCAACCCTGAGCTGGTCGGCTGCGACCGTGTGATCTCGGTGAGCTGTGATAAGGACTTCAACACGGTGCCGGGATACTTCTTCTGGCTGACCGAGATGGACCTCGTGAAGAACGATGAGGCCACCGCTGACCTACATCACTTCTATCAGACCCTCAAAGGTGACACCACCGATGGTTATGGTGGAGTGCCGGGTGTTGGTGAGGCGTTCGGTCCCGGTCTCTGGGAGTGGCTGCAAGATCCTGAGTTCTTCTATGAGGCCACCAAGATCATGAAGTCCGGCAAGGACAAGGGTCTTGAGCGTTCCTACTGGACTTCCTGTAAGCCCGGTGATGAGGAGTGGGACTTGCGTCAAGCGCCAACCCTCTGGGCCTGCATGGCGAGTCTCGCAGCTAAGCAAGGGATGACCGAAGAGGAACTCATTGTTCAAGCTCAAGTCGCTCGCATCTGCCGTGGCTCTGACTTCGACATGGAAACCAAGAAGCCGATCCTGTGGACCCCTCGGGCTTACGAAACAGGCCGAGTCTAAAAACCCTCACTATGGCTACCGTAAGGGGTTCTTACCTTTAAGAGCCCTTAAGGAGGAACTTTGCTCAAACAGATTCAACACTTCATTCACAACCCTGACGACATCCCTGACATCTCCCCGGCATCTGCCGACTATCTCAATGCCCGCCTTAACGCTACCTATTTGATTGCCACTGGGGCCATCGACGAACTCAGGAAACTGGGCTACTCGGAGAGCCACATTCTGGGCTTCATTGACGGCTGCAACGCGGCCACCGAGATCGTGGAGCTGATGCAGGAGAGTCAATTCAACAAGGAGGTCTGATTCCTATGTGCTTCAAGTCCAAACAGAAGGTCCCAAGGACCAACCCGGAAGCCATTAAGGCACCAACCCCGGTTCTCATTGAGGAACCTAAAGGCGTTGACTTCGGTGCTACTGAAGATGACAAGTCCGATGAGTCGGGCATTGATGGTCTGAAAGTCGCCAAGTCCGATGTCTCTACCAGCGATAAAGGTGATGGCACCTCTGATGCTGTCGCTGCTGACACTGGCACCGGGACCATCAAGAAGGCCAAACCTACGGCCTCCATCAAGAAGGCCCTGAAGAAGGTCACTCAGTGAACATCAAGGCGACCCTTCGTTACGAGGGTCAGCCCGCCTGCTTCCGTGAGGTTCTGGCAGACATCCTTGAGGAACTCACAGAGTTGACCTGGGGCGGCTCCAGAGTCGAGTGCTATGAGCGCATCTGCCGGTCAACCGAAGAACTTGACGAACGCATTGAGATCACCGTGAGGAGCCCTGAAGGGGCCCTCTTGGGATTCGCTGTGGTCGTCGATGATGAGGATGACCATGTTGGCAACTGCCTTGGAACGCAATGGCACTGGGTTCATCCAGAGCACCGTGGGCCTGTTGGTCGAATGATCCTTAGGGCAATCCTTAGGCTCGCCTCTCACGCTGGCTATAAGACCGTGGCGTATACCAAGCGCTTAGGCGTTGGCCGCTACGAGATCAATTACAAACAACTTAAGGAGAACCTACATGGGCAAGAAAATTAAGAAGGCCATCAAGAAAGTCACCAAGTCGGTCACCAAGATCGCTGACCCGGCCAACGTACTGGGTAAGAACGATTCCGAAAAGGCAGCCCCTGAGGCAGCCGCTCCGACCCCAACTCCTGTGGCTGCTGCTGCACCGGCTCCTGTGGCTGCTGCAAACGTTGAAGCCCCAAAGGACACCACTGAGGGTGAGGATGATTCCGACTCGGAAGCTGCCAAGAAGGCTGCCCGTGCCAAAGGTAAACGTGGTCTTCAAGTGGCGCGCGCTGCTGGTACTGGCATCAACATTTAAAGGAGGTGACCCGTGGCTGATTCTACTCGCACCGGGCTCGCTGAAGGAGGCGCCAAAGCTGTTTACGAACGGCTGAAGAACGACCGAGTTCCATACGAGACCCGTGCTGAAAACTGCGCGAAGGTCACTATCCCCTCCCTGTTCCCTAAAGACTCCGACAACGCCTCCACTGACTACTCCACTCCGTGGCAAGCAGTAGGCGCTCGTGGTCTCAACAACCTGTCAGCCAAGGTGATGCTCGCTCTGTTCCCGCTCCAAGCGTGGATGAAGCTGAAGGTGTCCGAATGGCAAGCAAAGCAACTGGTCGCTGACCCGTCGCAACTGGCTGTCGTGGAGCAAGGTCTGGGCATGGTTGAACGTATCCTGATGTCCTACATGGAAGCCAACTCGTACCGCGTGACGCTCTTTGAGCTAATCCGTCAGTTGGCCCTTGCAGGCTCTGCGTTGATCTACCTTCCGCCACCTGATGCAAGCTCGACTGCTTACAACCCAATGAAGCTCTACACGCTCCACAACCATGTTGTTCAGCGGGATGCCTTCGGGAACGTCTTACAGATCGTCACTCTGGATAAGGTCGCCTTTGCGGCACTCCCTGAGGACGTTCGGAATACTCTGGGCACTGACGGTGAGAAGAAGCCTGACCAAGAGATCGAAGTCTACACGCACATCTATCTGGACGATGAGTCCGGTGAATTCCTCTCTTATCAGGAAGTGGATGGTGTCGAAGTGGATGGCTCTGATGGTCAGTACCCTCTTGACGCCTGCCCTTGGATTGCCGTTCGGTGGACCAAGCGCGATGGTGAACATTATGGCCGTTCCCATGTTGAGGAATACCTCGGGGATTTGAACTCCCTTGAGAGCCTCCATGAGGCCATGATCAAGTTCTCAATGGTCGCCTCAAAGGTGATCGGCTTGGTGAACCCTAACGGGGTCACTCAGGTTCGTCGCTTAGTTAAAGCCCAGACGGGTGACTTTGTGGCTGGCCGTAAGCAAGACATCGAGTTCCTCCAGTTGGAGAAGACCGCTGACTTCACAGTCGCTAAGTCTGTCGCTGACGCCATCGAGCAACGCCTCTCCTACGTCTTCATGTTGAACTCTGCGGTACAACGCAAGGGTGAACGTGTGACCGCCGAAGAGATCCGTTACGTGGCGAGTGAACTTGAGGACACCCTTGGTGGTGTCTATTCGATCCTCTCTCAGGAACTCCAGCTTCCCATCGTCCGCATCCTGCTCAATCAGCTTCAGGCTACCAGTCAGATCCCTGACATGCCTAAGGAAGCCGTAGAGCCGACTGTGAGCACTGGTGTCGAAGCGTTGGGTCGGGGCCAGGATCTCGACAAGCTCAATCAATTCCTGAGCGCAATGGCTAACGTGAGTCAGCTACAGGCTGATCCAGACCTCAACATGAGCAACATCAAGTTGAGACTGGCGAACGCTATAGGCCTCGACACGTCCGGTCTGCTCCTCACGGAAACCGAGAAGGCACAGCTTCAGTCCCAAGAGATGCTCAAGCAAGGTGGCCTCAACGCTGCCGCTGGCATTGGTCAGGGATTGGCGCAACAAGCCACCGCAAGTCCAGATGCCATCCAAGGCGCTATGGACACTGCTGGCTTAGAGCCGGGGATGCCCGGTAGTTAAAAACCCTCACTATGGCTACAGCTTTGCTCAGCGAGTACATCCGAGAAAGCACGGATAGATTGCCCGTGCCTGTAGCCAACCCAATTCTTTAAGGAGACCCAATGTCCGATAACCAATCCCAAGCAGATGTCTATGCGTCCTTCGGTGCGAACAGCGCTGTGATGTCTGGTAGTTCCATTGAGGAACACGAACAGAACATGCTGTCTCTGCCAGTCGATGTCCGTGATGGTGATGACTCCATTGTTCTCCAATCTGACGATCAGGAAGAACGTCAAGAGCTGGAACTGAACGAACTCAATGAGGAAGGCCAAGAAGAGAATGAGGAGGGTGCCGAAGAAGGTGCTGACTCCGATGAGTTCACTCCTTTGGGCGATCCTGATGCTGACCTCGTAGAAGCCTCTGAGGCTGTCGATGAGTACGCTGATGGCTTCCAGCAAATGCGCGCTCAGGCGATCAAAGGTGGTCTCCCAGTTGAGATCGCTGACCAGATCGAAGCCGAGTATGAGGCCGACAACAAGCTCTCCGAGGCGTCCTTGAAGGCGCTCGAAAAGGCTGGCTTTAGTCGTGGCTTCGTCAAGTCCTTTATCAGTGGACAAGAAGCGCTCGCTCAGACCTACGTTGCGCAGATCCAAGCGTATGCCGGTGGTCCTGAGAAGTTCAAATCCATCGTTGCCCACATGACTGCAAACTCTCCAGATGCTGTCGAGGCCCTTGAGAACGCCATTCAGAATCAAGACCTGAAGGCCATCAAGACCCTGATCAATCTGGGCATGGCGAGTCGAACCAAGAAGTTCGGTAAATCGCCTGAGCGTTCGGTCACCAAGCGCGCTCCTGCCAGCGCCCCTCAATCGCAGCGTCAAGCCCCTCAAGGCTTCTCTTCGCAGCGTGAGATGGTCAAGGCGATGAGCGATGCGCGTTATCAGAATGACGCCCAATACCGTTCCGAAGTGGAAGCCAAAGTGCTCCGCTCGAACTGGTAAGTCCCTGATTTAAAAACCCTCACTATGGCTACAGAGAGAGTTCACCACTAATCGTGGAGGACTCCTTGTGCCTATCAGAAACTCATAAAGGAGAACTACTACATGGCAACTATGACTGGCGGTCAACAAATCGGCTCGAACCAAGGTAAAGGTCAAAACCCTGCTGACAAACTGGCCAACTTCCTGAAGCTGTTCGGTGGTGAAGTTCTGACTGCATTCGTGCGTCGTTCGGTAACCATGGACAAGCATATGGTCCGTACCATTCAAAACGGTAAGTCCGCTTCCTTCCCTGTCATGGGTCGCACCAAGGGTTACTACTTGGCAGCCGGTGAGAGTCTTGATGACAAGCGTAAAGACATCAAGCACTCCGAGAAAGTGATCCAGATCGATGGCCTGCTGACCAGCGACGTGCTGATCTACGACATCGAGGATGCCATGAACCACTACGACGTTCGTGCTGAATACTCGGCGCAACTGGGTGAAGCTCTGGCTCTGGCCGCTGACGGTGCTGTACTGGCCGAGATGGCGAACCTGTGCAACCTGCCAGCCGCTTCCAACGAGAACATCGCTGGTCTGGGTACTGCCGTTGTGTTGAACATCGGTGCTGCTGCTGACCTCGTTGACGTTGAGCTGCGCGGTAAGGCGATCCTGAAGGGTCTGACTCTGGCTCGTGGTCGCTTCACCAAGAACTACGTTCCGGCTTCGGATCGTCGCTTCTTCACTTCGCCTGACGACTACAGCGCGATCCTGTCCGCTCTGATGCCAAACGCTGCTAACTACAGCGCTTTGATCGACCCAGAGACTGGCAACATCCGCAACGTTATGGGCTTCGAGATCATCGAGGTTCCGCATCTGGTCGCTGGTGGTGCTGGTACTGACGCTGATGGCGCCAACCAGAAGCACGTCTTCCCGGCAACCGCTGGTGGTGACGTACTGGTCGCAATGAACAACGTGATTGGCCTGCTGGTCCACCGTTCGGCTGTCGGCACCGTGAAGCTGAAGGACATGGCTCTGGAACGTGCTCGCCGTCCTGAATACCAAGCTGACCAGATCATCGGCAAGTACGCGATGG